TGGCTTTGTTGTCAAAGTAGTCAAATACTCTGGAACCAAGCTGATGCAATTCTTTGCCATTTGCCAGAGCGCCTTTTATGACAGCAAAGGCCGCATTAGCAGCAGCAATTTCGGCAATCATCGGAATACCTCAATAAACACTTTGACGCACCAAACAACAAGCGCGACAAGAAGGGCTGCTGCAATAAAGCTAACAGCCCAATCTTTCATTTCAATATCCAGACAGCAGAAAATATTGTGCCGCCCATTGACAAGATCATCACGCCAGCAGTCTTAATTAAGATGCCCTCAATGCGCTTTAATCTTGCGTTAATTTGCTCATATCGAATTGCACAAATTTCTTCATGCGTAGATAGTCTTGCATCAGTTACATCTACCGTTGGCATACTCTACCTTTCAAGCCGCCCAAGGCAAAGGTGGCGTAACCACTGGAGGGTTAATCTGATTGTCAATTTGAGTCTGCACAGCAGCTTCAGTGGCTGCTTGATCCACGCCATTGGCCCAAATCCAGCCAAGCACTTGCGCCTGAGTCAATTGGTCGTAGGGCGTGAAGGCTTCACCAGTAGGTGTAGGCACAGAGCAAGTGGAGTAAACCGAGCCGCTGTAAGTGTCTTGTGTACCGGAGCAAGTCCAATGTACGGTGAAGACAACATCAGTTTCGCTGCCCACTTGGGGGTAGCAGTCCATTCTTGTCACAGACCAATTAATTTGTGCAGTCATTTTACTTTCTCCAATTCCACGGCAAAGCCGAACTATGAACCAAAATACCACCACTTAATGATGGAGCGAAAAAAACACTTTCATCAAGATTGTTTTTCTTTTTGCTGTTGTAGCTTTGAGAAACAATCCGCAAATTCCAAGGCACATGCAAGCCGCATACATCTTTGCCTTTTAATGGAACGATATGGTCAACATGGCAATTAAAACCTGCCATTAAGGATGTTTGCTTGGCTGCAATATACACAGCATCCATTTGCTTCCAATCACTCTTGGTCAACCAACATGGAGTGGCGTGAAGTTTTGATGCCTGTCTTGCTCTTTCTGCCGCAGCTTTTAAAGGCTTGCGCTTTTTCATTGAAGCCAAATAGCTCTGCTTAGTTTTTTCTGGATTATTTGCCCGATACAAAGCCGATTTTTGTTTGTGCTTGTCAGGGTTTTTTGCATAATTTTCTTTATACCAATTAGGATTTGCAACAAGCCGCTTCTCAAGATTTTTGCGCTGTATCCTTTTGCAGCAATCAAGACAACCACCATTCAGCGTTAACCTTTGTGCAATGTGCCCATGCTTGCAAGGTCGGCCAGTAAAATACACAGCCTCCCCTGCCGCCTTTGCAGCAGCACGTTCTTTTGGCTGAAAACCAGAAGATTGCAACTGCTTTGGCATGGTCATGGTGATTTCCTTTCAGGGGGTTAATTTGATTCAAGGGCTGCGACACGGGCAGTCAGGGCTGTGATGATGGCTTGCTGTTCTTGGATGCACTTCATCAGCGCATATTGCAGGTCGGTCTGGTAGATGGACAGGCGCTGCTTGGGTTCATCTTGAGTACCCCAATTGCTTTCCATGACCAACTCAGGCGCAACAGCTTGAACGTCTTGTGCAACCACACCTAAGGTCAGGCCACCATCTTCTTCAAGGTTCTGGTCAATGTAGTTGAACGTCTGCACAGGGATGGCGCAAATGGTGTCAAGGTAAGACTTAGCAGGGGCAAAGTTGGTTTTCTCACGGCGGTCAGACAGGTTGACATCGTTGCCGCTGAAGTTGGCAATGCCGCCATTGGAGCGAACAGTCATCCGAACGGCAGATAAATCGTTGCAATAAATGAATTCGTTGCCAGTATCGTTTGGTGGCGAGCTTCCGCTATATGTCGAAATAATGCCGCGTCTTGCTCCGGTGGATGTGTTGTCAACGTATGCAATGAACGATGTAGATGATCCGGTGACATTTAAACGCTCACCATTTCCAGATGCACTCGTAGTGCCGATCAGCAAGTCCCCCCCGCTGGTGATACGGGCGCGTTCGGAGCCGTTGGTGCGGAAAATGGTCGTAGTCGCACCAAGTGATTCAAGGTTTAATCCCACCGAATCTGCGGATACGCGACCATAGGATGTGCTGGTCGTGCCCATATCCACAATGCCACCTGTCACGCCTCCGACAACAAGTGACCTGTAGTTGGCGACAGCCGATGGAACTGAAGTTGACCCAACTAAGAAGTCCCCCCCGCTGGTGATACGAGCGCGTTCGGTGTTGTTTGTCCAAAAGCGCAGATTTTTATTGTCAACTACGTTCAAGATGAAGTCATCGTTGCCGGGGTAGCCAATCGAAGCCTTCTGACCATCGTTTGCATAAAACTCAATTGCAGCTTCAACCGAGCCGCTGCCCCCGGTGTCTGTATCGGTAAGACGCGCATACGCGGTCGATCCGCTAACACTAAGTTTTCTTGCAGGAGAACTCGTCCCAATACCTACGTTGCCGGAGGAGTCAATAGTTAGTCTAGGGCTTGAACTTCCTGAATAATTTACCCAAAAACCTAACGAATCAGCTGCATGGCTATATTGAATAAAGCCTTGATATGACGCCGCACCAGTTCCGTCAGCAAAACTAAGGTTGCTTGAGTCGGTACTGCCCCCGTAAATGGTAATACCTTCCGAGCCAGAACCAGTTCCCACAACTAGATTGTTTGCAAAACTATCAAAACTGCCCGGCGAAGTAGTCCCCACACCCAAGTCCCCCGCCGCCGTCAGCGTCATCGCCTGAGTAAAGCTAATAGCGTTACCTGCTGTGCCGGAGGGGGCGGTGTACCACTCGTGATTCCCGGTGCTAGCCATTCTGTATTGCAAGGCTGCAAAACCTGAAACTTTGTAAATAAAGTTTGTGCCGTTATAGAAATTGTTTGTTCCCAAATATGTATTTGGAATTGCTGAAGAAGAAAATGCGCCCAAAGAAGTGCCATTGGGCATTTCTAAGGCGGTAATTACACTCCAAGCACTCGGAGTAACCCCCAAGCCGAGGTTGCCGGAGGAGTCGAGGCGCATACGCTCTGTTGCGTTTGTATTAAAGTAGATTGGCGCATTACCAGCTTGAATAATTGCAAGTCCTGTTCCATCTTGACCAATAAACGCATTACGGCTGCTGCCTGTTAACTTTAAATAAGTGTCTGAAGCCCCGCCATTGATGTCAAGTTTCTGTGAAGGCGAACTCGTCCCAATACCCAGACCTGTGGAGGTCAGGCGCATACCTTCTGCCGTTGTTCCGGGGCCATCGGTCGCCCTAAAAACAATCGCTGCTGTGCTACCAACAGCAGACAAATAGGTATTACCGTCACGCGAATCTAACTGAGCGTAATAACCTGCGCTGCTTGGATATTGCGCTCGCAAACCGTTTGTATTTGTGCTTGAGATAATTCCAGTGCTTGCAAAATTCGTTCCATCAAACGTCAGCGCACTTCCCGTAGTCAGGACTTTGCTGCCGTTGAGGTAGGCCACTCCGTTGGCTGTGCCGCCGGAGAGGGTGACAGCACCAGAAGCTGTCAAATCAGTCACACCAGACACTGCGCCCGTGTCACCAACAAGCACAACGCTATTCTGGATTAGCTTGCCAGTAGTGCCATCAAAACGGGCTACAGCGTTATCTGTTGCTGATGCTGGCCCATCTACGTCACCAGTACCAGTAGGGCCGGGTGGCCCCGCAATACCGCGATCCAGAATGACCGTTGTGTTTGGTGTTGGTGTTACTTCAAGGACGAGGTTGTTCCCGTCTTGCACGACTACTTGTATTGGCCCCATGATGATTCCTTAGCTGATGTTAATGATGCCGTCAGAACGGACGAGGAACATAAGGAAAATAATTAAATCATCCTGTGGCGTTCCTCCAGCAGCAGGGAAGCTGACTTTGATGCGACCACTAAAGCAAACAGGATCAACCTTGTTAATCGCTAGTTCAGGGTCACCAACAATAATTGACCATGCGCTGTCATCCAGCACAAGCGTAAACGTGCCAGCAGCATCTACACGATTGGCAATTGTTAAGTTAACTGTGGTCGGAGTCGGGGTGTAGTTACCTATATCAAAGGATAGTCCCGTTCGGGTGTCCTGTAAGTTGGTAACCGTTCGCCTAACAATCTGTGCGCTGATGGTTGCGCCTGTCAAATTGATAGGTGTGCTTGGAAGCGTTGCGGTTGTTTTAAGCGCAAGATTCCAATACGTTTGTTGGTTGTAGACAAGTTCGCCTGTGATAAGCGGATTGTCGAAGCCACTCACTTGTGTGATGACGTTCTGGCTGAAGACTGGCATAACAGTTCCCTGTACTCAGGTGGTAACGCCCCCTATGTACTCACAGGGGTACGGCTGTCTTGTCATGTAGTGCTTTATTTTAGCCTTTGTTCTGTAACGACTCAATCAATTTCTGTTGCTCATCCACCTTGGCAGACAATTCTTGAATTGCTTTGGTCAGAACAGCTATGTAGCTTGGGTAATGAATTGTCTTAAACCCAATCTCATCGCCAACTTGCCAGTTTGGTTCCTCATAGACCAAAGACGAATCAAGGCCAATTAAGTCTTCAACCTCATCAGCAATAAAGCCGTAACCCTTTTGATGCTTTGGATCAGCCTTCAACTTATAAGACACAGGGCGCAATTGCTTGACAAACTCAAGGCCAACATCAGCGTCTGCAATTTCTTGCTTTAGGCGAATGTCTGACGGGCTTGTTGTCTGTATTGTAAAAGTGACAGTGCTACCAGAAGCGGATGTGCCAACATAGCCGCCAGCAATCCCCGTTGACGTAGAACCAAGAAAGTTTATGTTGCTGCTGCTGGCTGTTGCCGAACCGCTGTTAGCAGTCGCAGAGGTCATCAATGGGCTAGTGGATGCCCATTGACCGTCACCACGCAAATATGTGGTTGTGTTGTTTGGAGGCGGCTCAATTGTCACGGTTCCATATAGAAACTTTCCCGTAATAATATAAAAAGCATTTGATGTTGAATTAAATGCTGTTGCTGTTAATGCTGAAAAGTTAGAGCTAGTTGATTGAAACCATCCACCGCCAAAACCACCAACACCAATTACGCCATATCCTTTGCCAGTATCGGGAGCGTAACCAAACACGCCAATGTTGACCGCTGAAACACTTGCTGTAGATGTTCCTAAAAGACCAGACCTAACATAAGCGCCACTTGCAGCGTTTGTTGCACCATCGCACCATGCAGAATAATCAACAAAATAAGAAGATGACCCAATAGGAATTGTGGTTCCCGCTGTGTTGTCTCCAGCAAAATAAGCATCACCAGAAGTGTTAATGTCACCTCTAAACAAAGCATTGCCAGCAGTGTCAATTGTGAAATTAGGTACACCAGCTTTTGCACCAACAATACCGTTTTCTGTAATGGCAATACCAGAACCGCTTGTTACAATGCCGGATGTGTTCCAAGTAATAGAACCAACCTTGATGCCGCCCAAGTCTTGCGGAACAATCGTTCCAGTAAGAATGTTGGATGTTGTTTTGCTTACCTTGTCGGCTACGTCAATGCTTAACAATGTAACTTGTGCTTGCAATGCCGTGACGTTGCCTGACTCGCTGTTAACTGGCGACCAAACAAACGCACTGCTTGTAGGCGACCTTGCAGAACTGCCCAATTCATTGCCGACAACGTATGTAAAGTAATACGTTCCAGCAGATAACTGGAGGTTAGCAAAGTCATAGTTAGCGCCGTTGATTGCGCTTGTCCCCAATGGCGTAGATGCTGTTTGCAGCACCTTCCAATCGTAAGCGGCAGGGCTTGTGCTGGTTGTGTAATACAACGTGCCAAAGGTTACGCGACCTGTTACAGGAACTACTATACGCACGACAAATGTTGCTGGCGTAGTAGATGGGCTGCTAGACAACACTGTTGGCGTTGACAATGCGCTAAAGAAGATGGCGCTTGGAATGTCGCTGTTAGGAACAGGCGTGTATTGCGTGATGCCGTAATCATCGTACACAGCCGCGCTGTATTCGGTCATCTCCAACTTTGCACCAAGGCTACCGTCAGGTAAAGATGCCTCGTTAACTTTAACTACACGAAACAGCTTGTTGTTCCAGCCGTAGTCTGAGTTGGTCACACTCACAACGTCACCAGCATCAACTTGGATGCCGTAGTAGGTTGTGCTGAAACTAACAATCAAGTCTTCACGGGCTTGCTCAAGGATTCGATTGGCAAGGTATTGCGCCTGAACAGAGTCGTTGCACAAGTCGTAGGTAACGCTGTACTTGTTATCTGGCTCATTTGGATAGCGCAGAATAGTTGGCGTTGCAATGTTGACAAAGTTAGGCTGATCCCTTGCGCCCTTGTCAGGAAACTTGGCTTCTACTTGGTTGATAGATTGCGTAATGTCAGTAGCACTAACGCGAATCTCGCCAATGATGTTGTTGTCGTTAAACGCAAATGACGTTGTTTCTGCTTTGTTGATGACAATAGACCACTGACCAAGCGCAGCGTTATAGGCCATCCATGAGTCACAGCAACTCATTATTTTGTCAAGGTTGCTCAACACTGTCTGACCAGCATCAAGCACACCGTTCATGCGGTATCTGGCTTGTGTAGCAGAGCCACCGCCAGAAGGTGTGTATGTAATTGTTTGATCTGAGTATGCGTTTAACGCTGTTGCAGAACTTGCATTTACAAAAGATGTATCAACAGCGCCGCCGTATGCTGCGTTGGTAATGTAGTCATACCAAACATCTCCCGGCTTTGCTGCGCCAGTGCTGTTGAGGTAATGCTTGGCGTAAAACGTAACTGGCGACAGGTTTGTTGTACCAGCGTCTTGGTTGTAGTTCAGCTTAATAATTGCAAAGGCCAAGCCGTTCATTTTCCTTGGTGCTGGCCCTGTTGATACCCAACGCAAAGCAGCATCAATGTCACTGCCGCCCATGACGGTTGTTGGCGCTGCCGCACCGTTTGGTGATGTTATGTTGCCAGCAGCATCTGAAACATACAAATTGATAAACAAGTTGCCGTTAATCTTTGTGTCTACGTTACCCGCCTCGTCAGTCAGGCTCACGACTTTGGTTTGATCTGTGCCATCAAACGTGACAAGCCTATCGCCGTAATAAAACTTGGTGCTGTCAAAAGTAAATTGCCCGTTAGGACTGACGCAAGACACAGCAACAACGTAATACATTGTCTTTTGGTCAGTGCTAAGAACAGCATCAACAAACGTACCGCCCAAATAAGCGTCACCATAAACAATTGGAATTGCGTTGACGTTAGAGGGAGGAACTTGCTGTCTTGTGCCGTTGTCTTGTGGGCCTTGACCGCTTTGACCAAACACACGGGTAATGATTGTTGAGATGGCAAAGTTAACGGCAAAGGTTGCAACGAATGTTGCGGTAGCCGCACTGACACCCGCTGCCGTTAAAGCGGCTGAACCATAAGCAATTAGTGTTGTAACCATCTTTTACTCCCGTACAAACGATGCGCCCAATGGGGCATAACCGCGTTTTGTGTAATCAATCAAAGGGCCATTAGCAGAAATGCTTGTGACAACAAAATCAATGTCGCCAGTTTTAAGCATCGCTTCAGCCCTCTCGTCAAATGCTTTCCATAGCCTACCGCCAACTGTCGCATTTCGATGTTCCGGCTCAACCCACCACAACAGTTCATGTAACTCTTTAACCTTTGGCGACCATACGTTGCCTTGCTTGATGGCAATAATTGCACCACGCATATTGTTGTCAATGTAGACAAAACCTCTGCCAGCAATGATGCTGAACAGCAATTCTTCTACATACTTTGGAAAATGATTGTTTGGCCTACCCAAACATTTAATTGGGTTTTCGTAGGCGTATGCTTCAACAATCTCCAACAATCTTGGTATGTCGTATCTTGTAGCTAGTCTTATCATGCTTGTAATGTCGGGTCTGTTGTGTCTGTTGATTGTGTATCTGTCTGTGGCGGCTTGCCAAAGTCAAAGTAAGTATTTGCAATGGTGGCTACACGGTTCATGCTTGTATCGCCGGGATACAAGAATTGCCAGCTTGATTGGTTTGTCTTTACGCCGCCAAGCCTGTTCTCCAAAACTCTCCGCATTGACGAGCAAGAAATTGAACAAGTGGCAATGCGTGTTCTAGCCTCAGAATTAAAGTCTTCTGTGATGGCTACGCTGTTAATGATGCCCTGATAACGCTTGAAGAACTGCGTTGTAGGCGTAGTGATGATTTGGTTGTTTGAGGTAAAGAATCCACGCCAAACTTCAACCAATGATCCCTTGATGTCGTTGCTAAGAATCAATCCAATGTTTGCCGGGTCAATACCCGTCAAGGCAATCGTCATGTCATCAGAAGTAGAGCGCATATCACGCTGTACGTCACCCACGTTAAGCAATGCACCCAAGTTGGAAAACGTGATGCCGCCCACAGTGATGGGTGCGGCTGCGTTGCAGAATGTGTAGACAGTCCCGGCTGTGCCAACTGTCAGCTTTACAAACTCTGCGTGATTAATTTGTGGGCCACTAAGAGCCGCAATATCTGTCATGTGATGTATTCCCTAAAAACAAACGCATCATCCCACTGAACAAATGCGCCATCTGTCATTGGGTTCAAAGTATACGTTGGGCAGCGTTCAGCCACAACAGTAAATGTGCAAGCATTGCCAATGAAAACAGTAGTGCCAGAAGTTGGCGTACCAATCAAAGGTCGATGGATGCCAACCACAGAGCCAGCAGAGTCTGCCGTGACCTTGTAGGTATAGCCGCCTACCATGATGAAATCACCCGCCTTAAACGTCCCATTAGAGGTCAAGTTAAGGGTCTGCGTGTTGGGTGTAGGCGTACCGTTAAGAACAGCCGTAGTAGCCGTACCAAGTTTTTGGGTAAACCAATCAAGGTTGCTGTTGTTAAACGTAATGGTTTCTGGCAACTGACGGTCTTTGTTGTCAATGGCTTGAATGACATCACGCACCTGTGGGTAGTACAGGTATTCGTGAGGCATAACAGTAAACACCCACGGCACTGATGTGAGGTACTGAGCAACAGTGATGTAACCAGACCTAGCAACTTGCTGACCCACCATCCTTCGGTTGTTCACCTTCATGGATTGCTGGATGTTAAAAATCGTTTGAAATCCTGACATTGTTAAGCCCTTCTTCCGTTCGATGCCAACTGCTTGTTAGCGTACTGATTAGCAGCCCAAATAGCATTTGAACTGCCAAGCAGACGGTCTTCAAAAGACTTGGCATCAATAGCGTTAATGTAGTTGTTTGTCACGTTGGTTGTGCTGCCCATGCCCATTTGATTATTGGGAATCACTGTTCCCGCTGATCTTGGAATAATTACTTCAGGGCCACGCTCACCAACCATGTAAGGCATACCCGCCTCGACAGGGCCACCATTCGCTCTTGCTTGTGGATTAAAAACGTGTTCGCCAATCCCGCCTGATGCGTTGTATGTTGAGCCTGTGCCGCCAAACGAACTGAACATACCGCGCAAAAACGTCATCGTAGCCGCCCTCATTTGGATGGCAATCAAGTCTTGAATGATGCTACGCGCCAAGTCTTTAAAGTTCAACTTGCCCGTCTTGACAAAGTTGTCGATGGCAGAAGTTAAGTTACCAAACACGCTATCAAAAACCATCTGTGTACGCTTTGCGGATTCTTCCATCACAACAAACATTTTTGCCATTGCCTCTTGGCGCTCAAGTTCTTTAAGCACAAATGGGTCTTGCCCTTCCACTTCTCTGCGCTTGCGAGCATATTCAAGTGAAATCTGAGCCAGCTTTTGCTCTCGCTCTGTCGCATAAATGAGTTGGTGCTTCAGTTGAAGGGAGTCACGTTGAAACTCTATATCTCTAGTTTGGTTTTGTGCGTTTACAACCAAAGCAGCCCTGCGATTGTTTTCTATGGCCCAAGCCGTATTAAATTCATTTGCAGCAGCTTCTTCATCGTTGTATTGGGCAATCATCCTTTTAATGTTTATTTGTCTTTTCTTCTCCGCAAGTTCAGTCTCAGCAGCAGTGACTTTGCTTTTGTAAATCTCAAGGTTTTGTGCTGTTGCTCTGCCATCTTCTTGTTGATTTTTCTGACGCATTTCACGATGAGCGTCAGAAATCTTTTTTTGCGATTCAAGCTCTAGCTTCTCTATTTCGTTCTTACCTTGCTGCGCTTGGGCAAATGCAACATCTGCTTTGGCCTTCTCGACCTCAAAGACTTTACCTTTGAGCATTCCTTTGTATTTGTCGTATTCCTCTATTTGCTCTTTGGCTGTACCAACATCTTTTGCTGAAGTTGAGCGATTTTGCAAACGCTGAATTTCAAGCAAGTTTTCTTTGCTGGCTTGCAATGATGCTAATATTTTTTTCCAGCCCATCATAAAAGTACTATTTTCTGGTTGCCCTGAATTTAGCTTTTTCTGAATGTCATTAATTTGCTTGTCAAGTGACGCAAGTGTTTCGTTCTGTGTAGGGCCAGCAAGCAAAGATTTAAACGTATCCCAATAGTTGCTTGTGGCTTTTGTCACCGTGTTCCATGCACTCTCAAGCAAACCAAGTTCTCTGCGTTGCTGCTCAAGTTTTGTGTTTAAAGCAACTGCAACAAGCTGCGCCGCCTCTTGCTTTTTTCCAGCCCTCTCTAGTGCTTCTATTTGCTTGTATTGCTCAAACGTCAAGAAATTCATCTCTTTGTTAAGAGCCTTTGCGCCTTCTGCTGTTCCGCTTAGTCCACCTTTAAGTTTTTGCGTTGCCTCTGTAGCAGACACTCCAGCAATTTCTGAATAGGTAACAATAGCTTTTGATACAGCACCAATAGACTGCTCTGTAAATTGACCAGAAGAAATAAGACCCAACAATGCTTCTTTAGCGGTAGCAATGCTTGATCTTGTTTGCCCACCCAAAACATTAGCCAATTTGACAAATGATTCCTCATTTATCCCTGAATAGTTTCCACTCAACGTCAAAGCATCTCTGAGTTCAGCAAGGTCACTTGAGGCTTGCCATGCGGCAGTTGCTACAGCGCCAAGGCCAATAGCAACAGAGCCAAGGCCAACAGAGAATGGCGTAAACAATGTGCCGATTGCTCGGAACATATTGCCCAAGCCACCCATCACATCCTTCAACTGACCACCCTGTTGCAAGATAGCAATAAACGGGCTTTGACCAGATGCAATCTGCGTAAACAAGTCAGTTGTTTGGTAGGTCAACTGAATCTTTTGCTGCTCATTTAATTTAAATTGAGCGCCAGCAGCATTTTTGGCAGATGAGGCAATCTTGTCGTAGGCAGCAGCTTGCTGCAACAACCGTTCCTTCATGTCCTTTGTGGCATTCATAAACTTACCAGAGGTAACTTCCCTCTGAATAAGTTCCACCTTTGTCAGAACCTTGCCATAGTCTTCTGTTGCATGGGTCAGCGCCTTCAATTCTCCAGCGGCAGAATTGGTGTCTCTGCGAATAGCATTTTTCAGCTTGGCATTTTCTGAAATAGCTTTATCAATAGACGCAGTAAATTCAGCCGTATCCAAGCCAAGGACAACACCAAGTCGAGCAATGTTTTGTGAGGCCATTATTTTCTCCGGCGTTCCAGTTTCTTGGCGTAGTCAGCTATGCCAACACCCAAGGCAGATTTTAGTTCAGTCAGCACGTTATTGATGTTCTCTTGCAACGCAGGGCGCAGAAAAGGTTTTGCTGGCCTTTTTGATGTACCGAATTCATTAGCCAGTGACACGGCACTTTTCTTGACAGACACAACGGCAATTGCACCGTCAGTCTCGTTCACATACTCACTTCGTTTATCTTTCTCGCTTGGAATACGAGCATCAAGACGAATGGTGTCTTTCATGTGAATCGGATTATTGGAATCTCTAGGTTTGTCGCCAACAGGAGCGCGAGTCTTGGCTGCATTTAAAACAGCCTCCATTGCAGTTTTTGCAGCAGGGACAAGAATGTTTCTGGCAACCAAGTCCCCTCGAAAGCCTTCAGCCATTTCTTTTAGCTGTTGCTCAAATTCAGCAAAACCTTCTAGCTTGACAGATTTGCTTTCGGGGGCGTAAGCCATGCTACTCTTTCAGGTAAGCCTCCGAACCCGGTCTAGTAGCCAAGAATGCCATCAACTGCTTGTTGGCTTGCTCTTGCTGTTGTTCCTTTGTCAGCGGCGGGACAATGTATTCGTGCGTTGATGGAAGAACATCTTTCATCGTAAACGGTCTTGTCGTCTTCTGTATTTTCGAGTTTAAGTTGCCTGTGGTCAAGGAACTTAAAGCCAACAAGATAGCTTTATTTCCTATCATTCCATCAGACAGCATAATCTCAATATTCCGCATATCGTCTACAGGAACATCGTCAGGACACCCACCATGAGCGTAAACATACGCTCTGGCTTGCAGATGGATGTCCCAAATTAGTTTTTTCGAGAATCCTTGTATCCCGGCTGAATCGACTCAGAGATTTTGGCTAGGATTTCCAACTGAACGGCAGTAGGCCATTCAGCTTCAATGTCTTCATAAGTAATTTCATCAAGCGTACCGTTTACAGGAACCAGCAACTTGATGTACTCGACCATTCTGTTTTCCATCTGCAAGATGGTTTCAACAAGTTCTTTGGTAGAGCGACCTTCAACAATTACATCGTTATCTGTCACCACAACACCATCAATAGTGCCAGTGCGGAAAGATGCTGTCATCTTGTCAAAGCGTTTTTGGAATTCGGCTTGGTCAAACTTCTCAATGCGCTCTTGCATTGCATCAAGTTCTTTGGTCAGAGGAATACGAACCTTAAAGTCGTGTCCAGCAAGTTCAAAAGACTTGGTACGCAGATTAGAGATTTCGCCAAAGGCAGATGTGAGTTTTGTCATGGTTTATCGTGTAGCTTTGATGATCTTGTGGTACAGAGATTCGTTCAGACTCATGGCGTAATCCACCACTTCATCTGGAGTCATCTTGTCAGCATGATTTCTTGCAATGTCATGTGCAAGTGCGATTGCTGTAATTCGCTGTTGTTGAAACCCAAACCAATTCTTGGAAGAATCGGATTGGGCTACAAGGAAGTTTAGAAGGTCGTTGCTGTCTTTTACTATCATGTGTTTTTACTCTGTCGTGTCTTGTACAGGTTCCTGTGCAACTTCTTCAATGACCACCACAGGGGCTGTCATGTTGTATTTTCTCAGCAAGGCCAATGCAACGGCTTCTGCTGTGTCTGGTTTGGCTGAGGCTTTTGCAAGTTCATCAGCATCCAGCACCATACCACGGGCGACAAGGTTAATGTCGCCGTAGCTGGTCACAATTGTTTTAATTGCGTCTGAAACGGTCATGTGTTGTTCGACCAGCCGTACTGGTTGCCTCGCGGATGAACTGTAAACATACATTTAGCTTCAGCGCCGGGTTGAGCGTCAATCTGGAATTGACCGACACGACCATTAAACGCATAAGCGATAGTGTTTGTACCCTCAACTGCTGCAACCACAAAAGTGCGGTCAACAACACCAGAGTAGGCATCAGAGCGAATCTGGAGCAATGCTGTATCAGCAGGGTTCCAAGCAGCCGTGATGGTCATGCTTGTAGGCGCTGCCTGAACAGGAATCTTGTCGCTTTGGCGTGAGCCAGCAACACCGAAACTTGCCACAGCATCATCCTGACCAAAGGCAGGGATAGCCTCGACAGGAACAGCAACACCGTTAACACCTGTACCGTTGGCAGATGTACCCACGATGGCTGCAACTTGAGCAGTCCAGACGGACAGGTTAGCTGTAGTCAAAGGCGTTGGCGTAGCAGCCGATTGCATAAAAAGCGAGGCGCTAAAACCGGGAAGAACTTTTGCAGGGATAGCCATGATGACTCCTTAAGCGTTGTTAGACCAACCGTACTGGTTGCCACGGGGATGAACTGTAAACATACACTTGGCTTCAGCACCGGGCTGTGCATCAATCTGGAACTGGCCTACACGACCGTGAAAGGCGTAATAAACGATGTTTGAGCCTTCGGTAGCCGACACGATGAAAGTGCGGTCAATGACGCCAGAATAAGCATCTGCTCGCATCAACAGCAAGTTGGTGTCAGCAGGGTTCCATGCCGCAGTGATGGTCATGGAGGTAGGTGCAGCTTGCACTGGAATCTTGTCAGACTGACGCGAACCAGCTACGCCGAAACTAGCAACCGCATCGTCTTGACCGAAAGCAGGGATTGCTTCAACAGGGATGAGGTTGCCGCTAACAGCAAGAGGGGCCACGCTTGCAACCAAGGACAACTGTGCAGTAGTCAAAGGAGTAGGAGTGGCTCCCGGCTGTGCGTACAGCGCAGCGGTAAAACCGGGAAGAACTTTGTTTGGTAAAGCCATTTTGAGTATCCTTTAAGGGTTGAACAATTGTCTTGTTTTACGCCGGGATGTCAATGGTGCAATCCAAAAAGATTTGCGCCATTTTTTCCTCATCGTTGTAACTGTTGTACAGCCACATAACGTCAGCTTTAGAAATGTAAAAGCCATCTGCCGGACTGCCCAAAATCCCGCTATACCCATGCAAGGCTTGCAGAATCTGATTTGATATTGTAAATCCATCTTCAATCTGTTGAGTGAAAATAGAAATCTGGAACACAGGTCGATCAATACCTTTGTTGCTTTGCTGCTGGCCTGTATATACAGGTTGATGCACGTTACGCAGCATCCAAGTAATGAACTTAGGCTGCGTAGCAAAGTTGCGGTTAAAAGCCGCATACACAGGCACAGGCGTGACTATGTTAGCCAGTTGGTACTGGATGGCTTTACCGTAAACAACAGGATTGAGTTGTGCTGCCATTAGACCGCCGTAACTGGATCGTTGCGATAGCACAAGAACATAACCGTCATTCGGTCATCAGACTCTCGCGCACTGTCAATACGCCAATCTTGCCCACGATATGTAATTGAATAGAGGTTTTGATTCGCCACCATCAATTTCGTGTTTCTTGTGTAATTGACAGTGAAGTTAATCATGTCTTGGTACAGACGATATTTCTCTGAAATTTTCAGACTGTTTGACACGGAAGCCACTCTTGCCCGAGTTGCAAACCACAACGCTTGAACAGTTGCGCCTTCGCCAAAATCTGACTTGGTAAAAGTCAGATTGTTGACGTTGATGTTTTCAAAGCGAGCAATAGACATTTACATCACCAATGGCTTATATGGGCGCAAAAGCGTAGTCACGCCAAACGGAATGTCTTTCAGCTTTGTCTCTGTTGCATTGGCACGATTGTTATACAGGTGCGTGAGCAACAACAGGCCAGCTTGCTTGATTACAGGGTAAGCCGCCAATGGGTTTGCAACAGTTGTGTATTGCAAAATGATTGGAGCAGTCATCACGGTGTTAACGTCTGTCGGCAAGTTGTTGACAATTACCTTGTTGCCGGAAACATCGTAGTAATAATCTGCTGGCGAAAGCGTGACAAACACTGGTGGGAACGCATCGTTCCAGTAGCCAACAGAGTTAACTGTTAGCCCCGGCAGTGAAGGGTTGCTGTTTTGACTGACTTCGGGCAAATCAAAGCTAATTGGGGATGCCACCAAGCTCTCAGTGCCGTAATACACACGGTATGTCACTGGAAGAATGGACATTCCCAAGTAGTCTTCAATTGCCTGTCGAGTGGCAATACCAAGGGCTGAAATGTATGTGTCCTGACTTGTATCGTCAAACAAGTTCAGTTGGTTGGTCATTTCATCAAGCGTCAACCATATCGATGAACTATCACGACCAATCTGCTCTACCTTTGCGTAGTTGAATGGATTGCGCGTTTGCGCCCCGAAAGGCGCAGCGTATTGATAGTTGTCAAAGGCCATGTTTAAGTCTCGATTGCGCGAACACCAGCAAATACATCACGGACAGTGCTGACCATACGCTTTTCAGCATACATCTGCACAAAGCCGGGAGTTGTTTGTTCCATTGCCTGAATGGTCATTTCTTCCACATCAGCAATGGTCATAAAACGGGGCCAGTTAGCGAGGTAGACGGGCTTTGCCCCCACAGTACCTATAGGGTCGAGGTACGGGTTAGGAATCACAGGGAAACCAAATACATGGAGCAACGAACCCGCTTCGGCAGAGCCAGTTTCCACAAAACTGTATGCGCCGTTCTGATGAGCATATTTACGCAATGCTTGAATGGCTGTTGGGTGCATCATCCACGCAGTTCCCGGCATAGACCAGTATTGAGCCGGAAGCACGTTAGCCATGTCAACCAGCGTTTCCATGTCCAGCCCTGCTGTGTTGTTAAAGCCAACAGAAGCAATGTTGTGGCGACCGTTGGTAATCAATGTGCCGCTTGTGCCAAAGGCCGCAGCAGAACCAGCAACGCCGGGGTAGCTGTTCAGGCCGCGCAAACCATCAACGCCACCAGTAGATGTGGTGGTAGTGCCAGCTTGGTCGTTATTCAGGCCGCAAGATGCGCCTTCCAGTTGGGCGAATTCCATCATCAGGTCTTCAACCAATTCAGATTGCAGACCATTAACATCAGTCAAAACCGCAGTACGAACAGGCATCTGTGCGGTAATCACACGGGTAGGCAATTGCCAGATGCTTGTATCAATGTTTGGTGAACCGCTGTTGGGGTTGATTGTGTAGCCCCAAGGGTTTGTGCTGTTGGCAGCGTTACCCGTTTTGGCAACAAACTGAACAGCGGAATTACCGGGGACTTTAATGTTTCGTGCGCCTTGGCGAAACGGGTTTGCATAACGCAGTGCAGCGAATGCGTCATCAAAGTAAGTGCGACCACCGACATTCAAGCCTGAACCAGTGATAGCAGATGCCTCGCGCAAGTCAATCTTGACTCTATCGCCAGTTTCCAATGTTTGCTTAAACCCAGACAGGATGCGTTCGGTAATGGTCATAACAGTTCCTAAATTGTTGGCACAAAAAGGAGGGGGAATTAACCCCCTCCGATTTATCAGGTAGCTGTACCTGTCGAGCGATAACGCACACCTGCGTTTGGATCACGAACGCTGGTGCAAAGTCTCTTTTCCCCGAAAAAGGTTATGAAACCGGGCAGCGTCTGGTCATAACGGCGCATAACCATGTTCAAACGATCCACGATTGTGTGGAAGCGGCTGAAATCAGCAAAGTACATTGGATACAGGCTGTTAGTGCCAGCAGTGCCAGTAGTAGTCTGAGATGGGTTATCCAGATACTTGTTCATCACAACGTCAAAGCCGAGCATTTGACCAATGATGCCATCAGGGTTCAACGACTCGGTAGAGTTGAAGATTGGGCGACCGTTGGTATCTTGCAGACCACGAATTGCTTGAGCCAAGATTGGGCTAACCATAAACTTAGCGTTGGCAGTCCAATACTGCTGTGGCAAAGCGTAGATCAAGTTGATAACGTCTTTGTACTGGATGTTGTTAGCACCCACAGTGTTGGCGTTGGTGGTGATCTGGTCGTAAGTAGCCAGCGAATGCAGACCGCTTGTAGAGCCAGTGCCGGATGTGCCGAAAGCAGCAACAGACGATGTACCACCAGTGTAGGTAGCGTTAGAACCAGCGTACTGATCCAAGCCACGCAGACCGTTAGTGCCGCCGTAAGGGTTGCTTACAGACTGAGCAGCTTGGTCGTTGTTTTGAATCATTGACAGGGCTTCGCTCTGAGCGAACGAGGCCAACATATCGTCAACAACAACAGCTTCCAAACCATCAATGTCGTCCAGAGCAGCAGTACGGATTGGGAACTGGACGTTCAAGTCTTGCAGAACCAATTGCCAGATGCTTGTGTCTTCAGTGGTGGCTGCACCGTTGTTCTGAATCGCATAGCCCCATGCTTCACCCGGATTGCCCACGCGCACGCGAAACTGGTAAGAAGAACCATCAGTGGCAACAGTGCGAGAAACACCGCGCATTGGGTTCAACAAACGCAGAGCCGTGAAAGTAGGATCGTAGCCAGTACGACCACCCTTGCCATCACCGCCACCTGTCAGAGCCGAGGCTTCTTTCAGGTAAGCGTCCATTTGGCTTTCGTCTGCAAAGATTTGCAGTTCTTTTTCCAAGCGGTTGTTGCCTTTGTAGAAGGTAGCCAGTTGCTCACGCACCGAACGGTTTACATCTTGGCGAACAGTCTTAGCGGGTGTGCGAATGAACTCAGGCATATTGATAGAAGCAACTTTGGCTTCCAGAGCAGACACCATCTCTTGCATTTCAGCTTTGACAGCCTCAACAGCAGCAGGGATTTTGGCTTCTACAGCCAAGATGCCTTCAGCTTGTTTAGCTTCAATGGCATCCAATTTTTCGAGGATAACTTGTGACATGATTTAACCTTTAAGTCGTTTGTCAAGGAGTTTGAGAAGTTCACGTTGCTCAAGAGCCGCGAGAATTTCTGCTTCGGTTGCCTCCGCATCAGAATCACTCTGAGTTGGCGCATTTTCATTAGGCAGTTCAACAGCATCACGCTGTTCAATCACCGTCTTGAACACAGATGCGGCGGCAACCGACATCTGCTTGGACAGCCCTGCATCCCGCAAGGCTTCTTCCAATACTTTCAAATCAGCAGAACCATCAGGTCGGAAATATTCCAACTTTTTAATTTCTGCCTTCATGTTGTTTGGGTACATAACCACGCTAGTCTCACGCAAACCACCTTTAGTGATCTGGAAGTAGCCATCCTCATATGGGTCAGCAGAACCAATGGTCATTGCCTCACCATCTTTGTCTACATACTGATATTCTTCAGCGTAAGCGCCAACAGAAACGCCACCAAACATATTGGGGCTTTCTTTCATCACTTGGTAAAGGTCAGAGCCAGCAGTGGTGTTGAGATACAGGCGACCAGAGGCGTTCATGCCATCGTCATCCATCTCAATGCTTGTCCACTCGCCAACAGGGATGGCATCAGCATTGTGATTGACGTACATGGGAAGTGGTCGGCCCATTTCGGCAAACTCTTTGGCCCATTGCATAAAGCCTTCTGGCTTGTAATAGAACTTGCGACCATCAGCGCCTTCCCGAGCGCCCCAAGTCGTAATACGAGCCTCAATCTGTCCAGATGATTCGCTGGCTTTTTCGTTCAAGTTCAGCTTGGCTTCGCAGATTAGATTCAATGTCTTCATTGATTGCCCCTAAAGCAATTGATTGGTTATTGTCCTGTATTTTAGGGGGTTGCCCTAATAGTACAGGCAACTGTTTTATAGGCCGCTTGACCTGTTTGGCTAATGCTACCAGATATTGTGTATCAGTACGCATCTTTTATCAAGTCTTAGAGCCGATATTCATTTTTTTGGTCTGGTTGCCGCCACCGCCACCTGTATCTTGGCTGCTTGTGCCGGGTACAGGTTCAGCGGGTTCTGCGTCCTTAACCAGTTCGTCTCCACCCTCTTTGGATGCCAAATTCATGTAGTTTCTGGCTTCGTTGGGCGTCATAATGCCACCCTTTACGCCAGCAGTCGCAAAGTTCATCTGATCCAAAGGCGCACCCTTGAGGAAATCCTTGGTATCAAACTCTACGCAAAGACTTGGGTAGCCTTCCAGCAAATGCTGCGTCAACTTCTGCTGAATGTTGACGATTGTGGGGTACATGGTGGTTTTGTAAAACTCATCCAAAGCCGTTTGGCTGTTGTTGAACTTGCCATCATGGATACCAATCATGGAAGGCGGCACACCAAACAAACCACAGATTCGGCGCATCGTCATCAGCTTTAAAGCAGCAGCATCAGTGTCTTGCAGCGTCAGCATTTCAAGTTTCTGGTACTTCATGCCCTGATCCAGCAACATACCCTGACCCGGCTTGCTTGGGTCACTGGTCTTGCTGCCTGTCATGTTGTTCCACGCCTCTTTCAGACGGGCGGCAATCTCTTTGTACTTGCCATCAGGAATAACTTGGTCAGTAACAAACATTCCAGAGGGCTTCGCGCCGTTCTGCATGACAAAGTTGGCGTACAAGTCGATGTCTTGGTCAAGGCCGACCAGTTCAGTCGCCAAAATAGCTTTGTTGAAGCCAGCAGAACCCTGCCACGCCATTTCCTTGCCATGCATGACTTGGAAATACTTGAACTCATGGTCTTTGTTGAAGCCGTAGCTAGGCGTAGACAAGCGGAATGTTGGGTAACGTGCAGGGGTGATGTTCACCGCAATCAGCGTTGAATCCAGCACATACATTTCCAATGGAGTCTCAAGGGAATTGTTCTGGTCTTTCCTCCACCACAGGGTAAAGGCTTCACCAGACAACTCGTACCACATCAGCCACTGATACCAAAACTCATACTTGCTCTGGAAGTTGTTGGGGTTGCCGAGCAGCTTGGCAACTTGCTTGGCTTTGGCTTTATCTCGCGCACCAACACCCTCGCCACGGATAGCGTCAACCACTTTTCCATCTGATGTCTCGCAGCAAATCTTGATTGGCAACTGAGCCAAAGCCCTAGCTTTTACACCTACACAAGACATGATTGTGCTGTTTCGGGTCAGCACAGACATATCTACAGGGCGACCAGCGGTAGTTGTGCTGGCAGTGGTTACATAAAGGATTTGGGTGTTAACACCAGCACGTTTGTCACTTCCTTGATAGACAATGTTGTTGCCCAAGGCTGTCTGACCGAACAAAGTATTGCTCTCAGACTGAGTGTTTTTGCGCTTGAAAATGTCAAAAATCGCCATGATTTCCCCTCAATTTCCTACACTTTACCACTCTAACGATCTAAAGCCAAATGAATCGCTGACAAATACGTTATCAAGATGCCCATGTATCGCCATAATCAAAGCAATAATGCCATCCACCTTGGCGCTTGGGTCTGCTTCGTTCTTGCGTACCTTTACGTTTCCATTGACATCTGTGTAGACCTCACAGTTCCCCAATTGCCAGCCAACAAATGGGTTGCCATCGTGATGAATTGCTTTTTTCAGAATCAGTTGCTCTGTTGTTTTTGACGGGTTAGATAGCACTGCCATCCCTTGACCAACTTTAACAACTGGCAGTCCTTCCGCATACAGATTTGCCACCAATGCAGCGGCATTGTAGGGGTCAAAATTTACAGCCTTAACGCTATGCTTTTCGCATTCTTGTTTGATGTATGACTCAACTTCGTTTAAGTCGGTCACGTTGCCGGGAGTCAGCCTCAAAATTCCACTTGCTACAGCCTGAGAGAAAATGCTCCTGTAATGATTAGGAATCAGTTCAATAGATTCTTCCGGCAGAAAGAATTGGAACTTGGCATAGAAGTTTTCTTCAGTGTATCTGTGTACTGTGGCAACAGCGTTCAAATCTCTGGTGTGTGCCAAGTCAAATGCAACAAACGTGGCTTCTGGCTTTTCCTCTGGCATTGGGGCAATTGATTCATCCCAAAACCTACGGTCAATCCAAGCAGAGTTAGCCGACACATAGATATTAAGCTGCTTGCACAAAAACTCGTTCAGGCTTGCTGGTTTGGCAGACGCTTCTTCAGCCATCTGCTGAATGTGCTGAGTCGTGACCGAAACGCCAAGCATGGGGTTCGCTTTGCCCCATACCGCAGGGTCAGCCCAATTATCGCCGGGATCAATGCTATAGAGTAGACCAAACCAGCGATAGCTATCAGGAGCAGCGCCACGCAACACGCTACGGTAGTGTGAAAGGTCTTCAAAGAACTTGGTTTCCTTGGTAAAGCTGGCGGTTGTCAAATACATACGCAACGGGTTCTTCCGAGCGCCCATACCTGAGTGCAACACCTCAATTGACTGTCTTTCAGTAATCTGAGCAGCTTCGTCAATCATCGCGCAGCTAGGGTTCTTACCGTCACCTGTCTTGCGGTTTTCCCGTGACAGCGCCCGGTAAGTAGAAGTCGAGTCGCCAGCCTTTTTCAGTTCACTGCGGTAAGCAATAAACTTAGCCCCCAACTCAGGCTTCATGTTTTCTACGATAGCCTTGGACGAATCAAAGCAAATACTTGCCTGATCCCTGTTGGTAGCCAGAGTAAAGACTTCAGCGCCAGCATCACCAAACTGCAACTCATACAGCGCAATGATGGACGCAATGGTTGTCTTGCCAGATTTGCGAGGCACGAACAAAATGACATCAGTGACATAGCGGTATGTGTGGTCACGCCTGTCCCTGAACCCGTAAATAGCCGCCAAGTACATAACCTGAAACGGCTGTAGCTCAATGGATTTCCCGGCATCCGGGCCTTTGACATGGCGGCAGAATTTGACGAATTTGAGGATGTGTTCA